AAACAGTTCTAATATAAATGGAGCTAGTTCTGATTTAGTAGTTGCTAACGAAAGAGCGGCATTTACATTAGTTTACTCTGGTGACAGTACAGTTGGTTGGCAGTTTAAGACAAGAGATCAATCCTTATTTAGTGGTCAAGACATTGTTTTAGATGCTGATGGTGCAGATATTATCTTGAAAGATGGTGGTACTGAATTTGGTCGTTTTACCAATAGTTCAACTGACTTTGTTATGCAAAGTGCGACAAGTGACAAAGACATTATTTTTAAAGGTAATGACGGTGGTTCAACAATCACTGCTTTAACATTAGATATGTCAGCGGCAGGTGCTGCTACTTTTAACAATGATGTTACAGCTTTTTCTGATGAACGTTTGAAAGACGATATCCAAACAATAGAAAACGCATTAAGTAAAGTTAGAGAAATGCGAGGTGTTACATTTACCAGAGACGATAGAGAAGGCACAGGTGTTATAGCTCAAGAAATACAAAAAGTTATGCCACAAGTTGTGCATGACAAAGGTGAATATATGTCGGTAGCCTATGGTAATTTAGTTGGTGTGCTTATAGAAGCGATCAAAGAACTAGAAAAGAAAGTGGAGAAGCTAGAAAATGGCAGTTAAAGATAGTGGTTCATCATTAGCAATATCAGAAATCGTAGCAGAGTTTGGAGATTCTGCTGGTGGATCTGATTCTTTATCAGAATATTATGCTGGTGGTGCTAACGTACCTTCTGGAACATCAGGTGAATCAGGCAGTATTCCAAGTAGTGGTACTATTTCTATGTCTCAATTTTATGGTAGCTCTAACCGTATAGCCATTGCACTTCAAATATCAAGCACAACACAAAACTACAATATTTATTCCAACAGAGGTGGTACCTATCAATCTGGTATTTCTGATGTAACACTTACTGTACAAGCTATTGTAGGTTCGTCAAGCACAGGTGGATATGGTATTGATACAGGAAACCAATGGGCATCTGGCGATACTGTTAAAATTATAAACAATAGTCAGATTACTGGAGCTGGTGGAGCAGCGGGAGCTGGTGGTGCTGGTGGTAATGGATCTCAAACTGTTGCTGGTCAAGCAGGTGCGGCAGCGGGTGCTGCTATTAATTTAGGTATTGACACAACAATTCAAAACAACGGTGGAAACATCAAAGGCGGCGGCGGTGGCGGCGGCGGTGGCGGTAACTCCCGTGCTACTTTCTCTGGAAAAGGTGGTGGCACTTCTCATACTGCTTCTGGCGGTGGTGGCGGCGGTGGAGCTGGTCAAAACGCAGGTGCTGGTGGCAGTCCTGGTGCTACTGGTACATCTGTTGGAAATGACTCAACAGGTGCAGCAGGACAAGCTGGTAGTCTAGCAGGTGCTGGTTCTGGTGGTACTACAAACTCAGCAAGTCAAGGAACAAAAGGAGGTCACGGTGGAGCTGGAGGCGGTGCAGGTCAAGCTGGATCAGCTGGACAAGCAGGTCAAGGACAAGGCGGTGACGGTGGCGGCGGTAACGGAGCTGGTGGAGCTGGTGGAGCAGCGGGTAAAGCTATCAATTTAAACGGTAATTCTGTAACATATGAAGATGGCAGCGGAAATGTTCAAGGAGCAGTATCATAATGAGTAAATTAGTTTTATACAGAGCGTGGATACAAAACAAAAAAGTAGTCCATCGTAATTATTGGGCTGGAAGCGATGACGATGAAACTAAAAAAGTTTTAGCTGAAATAGCAAAAAAATTTCCAAATGAAACATGGCCACACGATCCTAATGTGTGGGGTGTAAAAATGGGAGCAAATAAGTACAGTTTACATGGTTGTAGTTGTGAACCTGATTACAAAGACAGTGACAAAATTCAAAATAGTATTTTACTCAAACATGACTTTATAAAGTATTTTTATGACTTGGATACAACAACTAAAACTATGGAAATAGTTTATAAAGAAGGTGCTGCTATGCCTGTAGTAACAGTTCCAAGCAACCTAACAGTAAGGTATATAACTGATATGTGTAACGCTAATTTTGAAATACAAGCCACACAAGCTATTTATGTAAGTGGCACTAATGACAATGTTTGGGCTTGGGCAGAATCATTAAAATCAGATGTTGTGATGCCAATTTCAAAAAACAAAAAACTAGCACATGATGATGACATGTATAAATTTCAATTTAATAATGCAAAAGAATTAACTGAAGTGACATTACTTGCACATCTTGAAAGATATATGGTTTATGGAGAAGGCACTAATTTGTATGAAGAATACACTGCTGATTATGCAGACGAGCTTACTAACTTAGCTGATACTGAAATTGTAGTTCCAAAACTTGATAATCATGGTAATCGTATTGCACAAACACAGAGTAAAGAAAACATAAAGGAATATGTAAAAGTACCAAAATCTGACGGAAGTGGTGGCTATGACACAGTTCTTCTCAAAGATCTCTAAAAAATTAAAAATAGGGTATGGCAGTTGTCATGTGACTGGAGTAAATGGAATAAGGTATATTTCAAGATGGGGCATTTGGTCAACACCCTTGACTATATTGTTTTCTAAGATACACCCTGTTTCCTCTACTGTAGAAGCTATACCTAATACTAAAAAAAACGCTAGTGTTATTTATCACAGTCACCCATTTAGCTTTTTATCTGTAATATTAAAAGGAACTTACACAGAAGAGATTAATGATAATGGTAATATTATTTTTAAAAAAAGAAAATGGTTTAATTTTGTAAGTAGGGACACATTTCACAAAATAAATTGTGACGAAGATGTTTGGACAATACAAGCTGGTTTTGTAAAAACTAACAAAGTTCGTATTAAAATAGATAATAAAACCTATGCTCACAAAAGAATATTTACTACTGGAGGTATAGATGACTAATGTTACAGAGATAACACCTGAAACAAAACAAGATTGGAAAGTAACATTTGGCAATCAAAAAAAAGAAGCTCCGTATCTTTTAATAGATAATTGGTATACAGCTCAAGAACAAAAAGAAGTCTGGTATGAGCTTGATATGTTCTCTACACAACCAGATAAAGATAAAGCTGATGATCAAAATAGTCCAGTAGCTCGTGATTTAAAAACAGGTACGGCAAAATCAAATGCTTGGAGATTTCATGTTTGGGATTTTTATACTCAAGAGGGTTTAAAGATGTCTCCAATTCATAGATCTTTGTATAAGCAAAGAAGTAAAGCATTTCACGATTTAGTACAAAAAGCCATGCCTTTACACAAAAATAATTTTATAAATACTAACAAAGATGCTACTTTTATTAGTTATTACGATAAGTCAAAGTATTACAAACCTCATTGTGATACTGTACAGTTTACCTGTCTTATATGGATGTTTAAAGAACCAAAACAGTTTTTTGGCGGTAATTTAAAACTTACTGCTGCGGACACTACAATCGAATGTGTAAATAACAGAATGTTAATGTTCCCAGGTTATTTAGAACACGAAGTTACAGAAATTAAATCTAAAGAAAATATCGAAATGGGTCATGGGCGATATTGCATTACGCATTTTTATAACTGGGAAAGTGCCTACGCTCCAGTTGTCAACAGATAGGGTATTGAATTATACTTATTTAAAAGAGGATATGTATTATGCCATTAGTAAAAGTACCATTTAAACCAGGTTTCAATAAACAGATGACACAATCATCTGCTGAGTATACATGGACAGATGGTGATTTTGTACGTTTTCGTTATGGCGAACCTGAAAAAATAGGCGGTTGGGAACAGCTTACATCAAATTCTTTAGCTGGAGCTACTAGAGATCTGCACAATTGGTCAGATTTAGACGGTAACAAATATCTAGCCGTGGCTACTAACAAGATACTTGCTTTATATTATGGTGATGCTTTTTATGACATCACACCTCTTGATACAGCTATAACATCTTGCACTTACACAACCACTAATAATTCAGCTACTTTAACAGTTAACAAAGCATCACATGGATTAGTAATAGGTGATCTATTTACATTTAGTAATATGACCATACCTGGTAGTGGCACAGGGTTTGTTGCTGCTGACTTCACAACAAATACCTTTGAAGTTGTCACTAGAACATCTGATACCTTTACTGTAACAATGGGTAAAGTTGAATCGGGTGCTGGTGTAACTGGTGCGACAGGTTGTAATGTAAATCCATATGTTAAATTTGGACCCGCACAAGCAACAGCTGGTTATGGTTGGGGTGTTGCTCAATGGGGTGGTGAGTCAGCTTCACTTACAAAAAACGATCTTAATGGTGCATTAGGTGATAATACCGCAGGTACAGGTGGTTCGGGTACAGCAGTAACATTAACATCTACTTCTGGTTTTAGTTCGTCTGGACACATATTGGTAGGTTCAGAATTAATTACTTACACAGGCATTTCCAGTAATGATTTAACAGGCATTACTAGAGCGGCTTTA